CAGCCAATGCTTTTGAAGGTCTAATGAACACCCCAGCAAACTCGCAAGAGCAATTAGCAGGTGAACAAGAAGCTGAACAAGCAGAGGTTCAAGAAGCAGAGCCACAAACTGAAGAAGTTGAAGAAACTGAAGAAGTTGAAGGTGAAGCAGAAGAACAAGAAGAAACCGAAGTTGAAGAAGAGGAACTCCCCCAGACTTTTAAAGTAAAGGCGGCTGGAGAAGAAAAGGATGTCACCCTCGATGAATTAATTAAAGGTTATCAACTTGGTGCTGATTACACCAAAAAGACCACAGAAGTAGCAGAACAACGTAAGGCTGTTGAGGTTGAACGTAAAGCTATTGAGGAGGCAAAGTATGCTCGTGATACATATGCTCAACGTTTGCAAGCTATAGAGGAATTTATAGTCTCACAAACGCCTAATGAGGATTTAAACTACCTCAAAGAAAACGACCCTATAGGATATGCTGTTAAAGTTGCTGAACTTTCTGAAAAGAAAGAACAACTCGCTGCTATAAGAGCAGAGCAAGCCAGAATTGCACAAGTGCAACAATCTGAAACTGCTCGTGCCATGCAAGAAAGAGTTGCACAGGAAGCACAAAAATTAACGCAAGTCTTACCAGAGTTTTCTGACCCAGCCAAAGGCGAAAACCTCCGTAGTGAGATTCGTAATTATGGCAAATCGCTTGGATTTACAGACGAAGAGTTATCTTCTGTCTACGATTCTAGGCACGTTGTTACATTACACAAGGCTATGATGTATGACAAACTTCAAAAGTCAAAACCTGCTGTAACGAAGAAAGTTTCTGAAGCACCAAAGATGCTAAAGGCTGGATCGTCTACAGGTAATAACAACACAGAAACGATTAAAAAACAAAAGGTACAGTTGCGTAATAGCGGACATGTCCGTGATGCAGCTGCTTTATTTGAACAATTTTTAGAATAGAAAGAAGAATAAAACATGGCAACATATCAAACCTATACCGCTATAGGTCAACGTGAAGACTTAACAGACGTTATCTATAACATTTCTCCAACAGAAACACCATTCATGTCATCCATTGGCAAAACAAAAGCTACTGGCGTTCTCCATGAGTGGCAAACAGACAGCCTAGCAGCTGTTAATGGTTCTAACGCTGCAGTTGAAGGTGCAACAGCAAGCTCTGCAACATTAGCACCAACAACACGTCTTGGCAACCGTACACAAATCTCACAAAAAACTGTGAGGATTTCTGGTACTCTTGAAACAGTAAATAAAGCTGGTCGTAAATCTGAAAAGGCTTACCAATTAGCTAAAGCTTCTGCTGAAATCAAGCGTGACATGGAATTCATCCTTTTAAGCAACCAATTAAATGCAGCTGGTAACGCAACAACAGCTCGTACACTTGGTGGTTTACAAGCATGGTTATCTACAAACAAATCTTTAGGTGCTAACGGTACTGCAGGTTCTGGTGGTACAACTGCTCGTGTTTCTGGTACAGATCGTACGTTTGAAGAATCACAATTAAAAGCAGTTGTTAAATCAGCGTTTACAAACGGTGGCAATCCTAAAGTATTAATGGTAACACCTACGCAAAAACAAGTAGTTTCTGGTTTTGCTGGTATTGCTGCTCAACGTTATCAAGCACCTTCTAACAAGGCAACAACAATCATTGGTGCTGCTGATGTCTACTTATCAGACTTCGGTAGTATTTCTGTTGTTCCTAACCGTTTCATTCCAGCAGATGCTGGTGATGGTGGTGAAGTAGCGTTTGTTCTTGATCCAGAGTACGCAGCAGTTGCTTACTTAAGACCATTTGCTACAAACGAATTAGCAAGAGTTGGTGACGCTGATGTAACTCAACTTTTAGTAGAATACACACTAGAAGTTAAGAACGAAGCTGCTCACGGTATTATTGCTGACTTGGCAGAGTAGTAAAGGTTTAATGGAATTTCATCCATTATTGAGTGCAGAGGTTATAGGTCATGCCTATACCTCTGTCATTCTTTTTATTTTTACATTTTAATATGAAACCAAATACATTTAGAACTTCTGTAGCACACGATACAGATCAAGGTTTAGTGATTGAAACTAGACAAGATATCAGCGATATTTTAGAAGCAAATTTAGCTGAACGCAATACAAAAGACAGGCACACACGATGGGGTGATGATTTATTTGACAATAAAATTGCATCTATTCCACTTACAGTAATTGATGACCTTAACAAAAAAGGTATTATGCGTGGCTTCCATATTTTAGATAATAAACGCTTCAAAGAATTCTTAAATAATCCAGATAACAAAGTATTTAGAACACGAGAGGGTAGAGTTTAATGGCTTTTACTAACTATACAGACCTGAAGTCTACAATAGCCGACTACTTGGCTCGTAGTGACTTAACAACACAAATACCAGACTTTATTCAACTAGCAGAAAATAGATTAAGACGAGATATTCGTGCAAGATTTATGCTTAAAGTAGTAACAACAACAACTACAGCTGGTGATAAAACAGTCGCACTACCTAGTGACTTTTTAGCTATGCGTGGATTATATATACAAACAACACCAGTATCTACAGTTGAATACTTAAGTAATCCTAGTTTCTTTGCTAATGCTAGAACAACAGATTCTGGAGTTCCAACAAAATACACAGTATTAGCAGCAGAATTTCAATTTGCACCTATTCCAGATTCAGCATATACATTAAATATGCTTTATTATGCAGCACCTACTTACTTAAGTTCAACTAATTCATCTAATGTATTTTTGGCTAACTGCCCAGATTTATTATTGTATGCAGCATTAGGTGAGGCAGAACCTTATCTTATGAATGACGCAAGAATTCAAACTTGGGCTGCATTATACGATAGAGGTTTAAATTCATTAACAGCAGCAGACGATTCTAGTGAATACACTGGAAATTTATCCATTACAACAGCATAGGAAAATATCATGGCAGAAATGAGTAATTATTTAGAGAACGCACTTATAAATGCAACTCTACGAAACACATCATACACATCACCAACAACAGTATATGTATCACTATGGACTTCAGACCCTACAGACGCAGGTAGCGGTACAGAAGTATCAGGTGGTTCATACGCTAGAACATCAGTCACATTTGGTTCACCATCTAACGGTGTAACAACAAACTCTGCTGACGTAACATTCCCAACAGCAACTGGTTCATGGGGAACTGTAGGTTGGATTGGTATTAATGATGCTTTATCATCAGGTAATCTTTTATACCATACACCTTTAGATACATCTAAAACAATTGATACTGGTGACATCTTTAAGATTTCATCTGGTAACCTTTCAGTTACTTTAGCTTAAGGATAATTCATGCCTTTAGTCGTAAAGGATAGGGTACAGGAAAGTACAACCACCACAGGCACAGGTACTATTACGCTTGGTGGTGCAGTTACTGGATTCCAATCATTCTCTGTTATCGGTAACGGTAATACTACTTACTACGCTATTGTAGGTGGATCAGAATGGGAAGTAGGTATAGGTACTTACACATCTTCAGGCACTACTTTATCTCGTACTACTGTATTAGAGTCTAGTAATAGTGGTAATTTAGTAAACTTTAGTGCAGGTACAAAGAACGTATTTGTAACTTATCCTGCTGAAGAAGCTGTTTATCAAGACGAAACTGGAACAGCTTATGCTCCACAGTTTGCTGCTAGTAACGGACTTAATGTGAATAACGCAACTATAAGTACATCTTACACATTCCCTACAGGATATAACTCTGTAGAAGCAGGGGACATTACAATTTCTAATGGCGTTACGGTAACTGTACCTAATACGTCAAGATGGGTAATCATATAATGCCAAGTATAATTCGTGCAACCACAACCAATGGATTACAAGTAGCTCCAGATAATAGTGGCTCGTTAGTATTGCAAACTAACGGAACTACTACAGCTCTGACTATAGATACATCACAAAATACTACATTAGCAGGAAGACTTACTACAGCATCTAGTGGCATACAGTTTTCAGACTCAAGCGTACAATCCTCTGCAGCGTCACCTTTTGGGCTAAAGAACCGTATTATAAATGGGGATATGGTAATTGACCAGAGAAATGCTGGTGCTAGTATTACTCAAACAACTGGTAGTCTTTTTCCTGTTGATAGATTTATAATATCAGGTAGTGTTGGAAGTAAATTTACTGCTCAACAAAATGCAGGTTCTGTAACTCCACCAGTTGGGTTTACTAATTATCTAGGCATTACTTCATCCTCTGCATACTCGGTAACAGGGAACGATGCTTTTCAGGTATATCAAGTTATAGAAGGATTTAATGTTGCAGACTTAGCATGGGGGACAGCAAATGCTCAAGCGTGTACATTGTCTTTTTGGGTTCGTTCAAGTTTAACTGGAACTTTTGGTGGTTCTATTGCCACAACAAAAACTGCTCTTTGGGTATTGCCTTTTACCTACACCATATCTTCTGCAAATACTTGGACTTTTATTAGCGTTTCAATTACTGCACCAACATCAACTGGTGGAACAAATAATGACAATACAGCAGGTGCTTTTGTTCGCTTTGGATTAGGCTCTACTGGCACTGCTGTTGGTGGCACTGCTGGAACTTGGACTAATGCGGGTAACTATGTACAACCAAGCGGAACTGTATCAGTAGTAGGTACAAACGGAGCAACTTTCTACATCACAGGTGTTCAACTAGAACGAAACACAACAGCAACACCGTTTGAATGGATACCTTATACAACTGAACTACAATTATGTCAGAGGTATTATTATAGACTTGGTGGGTCAAGCACAAATGAATTTGTTGCAACTGGACTTGCATTTAATAGCACAAGGTTTTTTACTTCAACATATCTAAAAGCATCAATGAGAGCTTCTCCAACATCTGTAGAATACTCTAATCTTAGAATTCAAAATATTGGAGCAGCTTTTACAGTTACTGCTGTTGTTTTAAGTGGCAATCAAGGTAAAGAAATAGGTGCTACAGAAATGAATGTAGCTTCAGGTTTAATTGCTAACGGATATTATTATGCAGATACATCATCTACATCAGGATATTTAGCATTTAATGCGGAGTTATAATATGTATAAAATAATTAAGATAATGCATAATGACATAGAACAAACACATATAATTCAAGATAGAGGTAATAATGAATTTACTTCATTCCCAGCAGACGAAAATAATACTCATTACCAAGCCTACCTAAAATGGCTAGAACAAGGCAATACACCTTTACCAGTAGAGGAAAACAATGTCTAAATTAGTTTTAAACGGAGATACGTCAGGTTCAGTAACGCTAGATGCACCAGCAGTATCAGGTACAACTACGCTAACATTGCCTACTACAAGTGGGACTATGGTAATAGCTGATTCATCTACAGGTGGAGCTTATTTGCCTGCAGGAACGACTGCACAAAGACCAACTCCAACTACAGGAATGACTAGATATAATACGACTATTAATGCTATGGAAGTTTATACAGGAACTGCATGGGTCACAGTAGGTGACCAAACAACTTTATATTCTGTAGATTTTGTAGTTGTTGCAGGAGGCGGAGGTGGTGGTACTTCTACTACTGGCTCATTACGCTCTGCTGCTGGAGGTGGAGCAGGGGGATTTAGAACATCTGCAGGAACATCTGGAGGTGGAGCATCTGCTGAATCAGCTTTAACACTTTCTAGAGGAACTTCTTATACCATTACAATTGGAGCTGGTGGTTCAGGTTCTAGCATGACTAGTGGTTCTGATAGTGTATTTTCAACTATTACCTCTATTGGAGGAGGTGTAGGCGGAAATGCTAGCGTTTCTCCTTTATCAGGAGGGTCTGGCGGTGGCGGTGGCTCTGTCGCTGGATCTACAAGTGGTGGATCTGGAACTTCAGGACAAGGTTTTGCTGGAGGTGCTGGTACAAGTAACGATCCATTCAGAGCTGGTGGTGGTGGTGGTGCAGCTGCTGTTGGTACTGCTGGCACTAGTACTCCTAATGGAGGCAATGGCGTTGCAACAACTATATCAGGATCATCTGTAACTTACGCAGGTGGTGGTGGCGGTGCAGGTAGCAGTTTACCTACTTC